GTAACCTTAGCCTTGGGCTTTTCTTCAGCAGCGGCGGGCTGCTTCTTAACGCCGTCAGCCTGAGCCACTGTGATCGCCGTGTACATCTTGGTTTCGGGCTTGGCCTGAGCAGCGCGGACCAGTTCGTGCTCTTCGTCGCTGATATTACGCACCGGGGCAAACAGCAGCTCCATAGTGTCAGCGTTGGAGTCGAAGCTGATATTGGTCACCACGTTGTCAATGCCTTCGCCGTTAGAGCTAAGGAACTTGGTATAGCTCTCGAACGGATGCGAGTTACCGGTGCCCTTGCCAAACAGAGACTTGGCGGGGATATTAAACTGGTACACGTCACCTGACGGATCATCCGCAAGCAAGACGGCAACACGGCGCTGGTAGCGGCAAGCCTTGCCGCCGTTCTCACCCGAACCTTTAACGTTTTGCGGGCAATCCGCACAGTTACTATGCTGCGGGTCCTTTGCGGCGGCTTCGGGCTTGTCGCCACGGTTAGACCAGCAATTAGGCAGCGTAGCTTCCTTGTTGGGATCAAACTTCTCGGCGTAATAAATACGCGACACTTCCTGCAGCGAATTGATGATAATGACGTTAAGCTCGCCGCGTACGGCGTTGCCGACCTGCTCACCGTTGACGATGCGCTTGAAGGTGCCGTTGGTGTTAGTCTGAATACGGCGGTTGGTGGTGGTCTTGAACATGGACTTAGCGAAGTCGCTAAGCTCACGCTTCTGGGTGCTGACTGCACCGGTTTCCTTAAAGATCGTGACGTTTGTAGCTTTGCTCATGTTACTTCCTCGTAGGTTTGCGGACTTGTATTACGAATTTACGTTCTGCTTGCAGTCCGATGGGGAGCGTGTCCGGGTTCTCCTCAAGGAACTGTTTCATATGGTTGTTATGGATGCGCTGCTCCAACAGGTACATGGCATCATGGTCTTTGATGAACTGGTACATAGACGGCCAGTCACTCGTCCAGTAGCGGGATTGAACACGCCGGGACACAGTACCAGCATTGGTCTTAAGACCATCTAAGCCTTGTTCGGCGCAGACGGTGAGCAGTTGGTTGCTGAGTAGATCAAGCTGCTCCTTAAGGTCGCCTATTTCTTGTTTGTGCTGGTCTTCTTTTTCTTCGATAGCTTCGCGCAGCCTAAGATACGCTGTAACTATCTGCTCTACGTTTTCTGACATGGTTGCTCCTCTAACCGGGAAGGCAACCTATATCTCTATTTGACAATGTCAAGCGCCATCGGAAAGTTCTTGGCGGTACAAATCAATTATTTTTGCGTGGTTAGTGATATTGTTTTGTAGCATGTTGTACAGGCGGCTTTCAACCTCGCTGCCTTTGATATGCACAATGGTCATGGCATTTTTCTGCCCGGGCCTATCGATGCGGGCGTTAGCCTGCAAGTAAGTTTCAACGGAAGTTACCGGAGCATACCAGATGATGGTGTTCGCTGCCGTCAGCGTCAATCCGTGGGAGGCCGCCTGTGGTTGGATAATGAGCACGCGGGGCTCGGGTTGTTCCTGAAAGCGGGTGATAATGTTAGCCCGCTTGTTCACGGACACGGCACCGTTAATAATTTCGGATGTAATACCGTGCTTGTCAAACGCAGTCTTGAGCCGTTCTATAGTATGTGTGAAGGGCACGAACACCAATACCTTGTGGCTGGCTTCCTCGATGACTTCGAGGACGGCGTTAAGCCGGTTGGTAGTGTCGAACTCCACGACCTCACCAGTATCCGCGTACACTGCACCACCAGATATCTGGAGTAGTTTGTTAAGCTTAGCCGCCGCGTTAACTACGGATATTTCCTCGCCCGCAGCTTCAACCAGCATCTGGCTCTTGAGTTTTTTATAGTACTTAAGCTGCTGCGCCGTAAGCGGGGCTTCACGCTCCACGTACGTTACTTCTGGCAAATCCAGACACTGATCTTTTTCAAACCGGATAGCGGGTTGAAGAACTTGGTGCACTACATCTTGTGCCCCGGGGCGCGGTATCCACTTGAACTGGCTTACCCGCATCATGACTTGGTCGCGGAACTGGCCGTAGTACTTGGGCGTATTGTTCGGGTTAATCAGCTTAGCGAGACCGTAGGCATCCAGCGGGGACTGCGCGGCGGGGGTACCCGTTAGCATCCATATACCCTTAGTCTTTTCAGCTACTTCTCGTAGCACCTTCCAGCGGTTGGTCTGGGGGTTCTTGTAGGCATTGGCTTCGTCAACCACAATAAGGTCAAAGCCACCCTTGATAATATCGTCCCTAACAATAGCCACGCCGTCAAAGTTGATGATGACGAACTGCGAACCAGCGTTGATTATTTTTTTGCGCTGCTTGGCGTCCCCGTGGGCGACAGAACAAGACCTATGCATGGCGAACTTAAACAGGTCCTGCTGCCACGCTGACTTCATGATAGACAGGGGGCAGATAACCAAGACGCGGTTAACCTTACCCTGCTTCATCAGGTAGTCGGCAGCCCAGATAACGGACGCGGTCTTGCCCGTGCCTTGCTCGTTAAAGCAAAAAGCACGCCTACGACGCGCCAAGAAGTCCGACGTTTCTTTCTGGTGGGCGAAGGGTTTGAACCTGCCGGTCCATTGGTAGCTAGTTAGGATAGACATTACTTTTTCTTTTTTGGCCTGTTGACCTTAACAGTGTGGTCAGGGTTGCGGGAGAAGGACCTGTTGTTGTGCGCCGTGCGCACGTCGAGGTTACCCGCGTTGTTCTTGCCACCCTTGGACACGGGCTTCATGTGGTCCACGTCTTTGCCGTCGCCCTTGTGAACCTTACCTTCACGCATCAGCTTACGGCGAGCAGCGTTACGTTCCTCGCGGTTCTTCACCTGCTGCGGGCTGTCTTCGTACTTGGCTTCTTTTTTATAGGGGCGAGGTTTATTCACGTACGGCATTGGATGTTCCTTTCACTTCTCTGGCTTCACGATTTGGCCTATTTCTCGATTGAAATAACGATGTGCGAGGGGTCATGTCAATCACTTCGGCCATAGCGTCCCTCTACTGTTGAAGCTGCTGGCTGATGAAATCGTAAATCGCTTCTGTCGGGCCATCCCGCATCACGTTGACCTTGACCGTCACCAAGGCGGTGCGCAGCCGATCAATGGCGGCGTGTTGCTCGTCCAGCTTGTCCATGACCTGCGCGAAAGTCAGATGACCCCAACGCTTGTCGCGTTCAATCTCACGGTTCAGGAAGGCATTTTCCTCTGGCATCATAGCGTCCCCTTTCAGTAGCCAAGAAAAGCGTTGATGACGCCGATGACGGCGCACGTTATTCCGAGCAGCGTTCCGACAGTGGCTCCGGTCCCAGAAAGCTTCGCGCACGCCAGCCACCAGGCCGCGCCGAAAATTGTAAGTGCTATGCCGCCCATCTTTGGTCCCTCAATCTTCTTCCGCGTGAATGGTGAGTTTGCTTTTGGCGCTGATCCACATGACAACGCGGCGCTCTTTTTCTCCGGGCGGATAAATTCCGATCCAGAGCCGGTTAGTATCCATCATTTCAGCGTGGACGACACACTTGCCGCCCGGCGCATCGTACAGCACCAGTTCGTCAAAGCTGCCGTCCGGCATGGGCCTGAGTTCAACCATCCCGTCAATTAGCTTTTGGTTCATGTCCGACATGAGGTCCCTCTTATAAAGAGTCGATCCAAGCAATTATTTCTGGATCAACCGTTGAAACTCCCGCAAGCGGGCCTTTGGGAGCAACACGCGGAAGATATTTGTCCTGCTTGTAGCGGATCGCATAGCGGCGGTTTCTCGCCTCACGCTGTTTCTTTGTCCGCTTCTTCCGCTGCACAGCCGTCCGCTTTCTGTTAGTCGCCGTTTCGGGCGATCATTTCGAGAATGATATGGTCAGTGCCGTTGGGCAGTTCGTGCGCCGGACCTTTCGCTTCATCGCAGGATTTGTGTGTCCGATAGAAGTAACTGCGCTTGGCGTAGCTGCTGGCGCTATACATGAGATTGTGCGTCCTAACATCATCGGCGTGGACGGGCTTGCCGCAATAGAGACAGGGCGCATCGCGCGGCGGGGAGAAATCCGGCTCTGCGCCTTCGCCCTCAAAGTATCCATAGAAAATCTGTTCTGCCATTTTGGTCCC